AGCAGATATGGCTTTAAAAGAGAGAAAAAAACAAGAAGAAATAATTATTAATCAAATCAAAAATATAAAATGAAACATTTAAAAGGAGTTAAAACATTCTCTATTAAAAATGAAGATAAACAGGTAGTTCAAGAGTTTGTAGACATACATAAAGAACTACAAGAAAGAGCTAAAAAAGAAGGCAATGTATCTTGGTGGGAGTTTAGCTATTCATCAACTATTGTAAAATTTATGAAAGATTTTGTTAAACAACATAATAATAAAAAAAATGGAAACAGAGATTAAATACAGCAAAAACATTTTTACACTATCAGACCACCATACAGAGGTTGATATTGAACTAAGCAAGAACCACGATACAAGTACAGTTGCTTTTACTAGCTTTGGTACTGATTATAACATTTGTATTAACAATGGTGAGTTTATGCAATTACTAAAGATTCTACAAACTATAAAAGAACAGCTATGATCTACAACCATTCACAAGATGAGCTAGATGCTATAATGCATCATAATAAGCAAATGATAGAGTACTGGCAAAAAGAAGATGCAGAACTAAAACTAAAAAATGCTGTATATAGTGTTTATCTTAGCTTAGAATGGCATAAAAAGATACTGTTAACTATTAACACTACTTTAAGAATTGAATCTCTTAAAAGCCTTTTAAATGCTTTTAATAAAAATAAAGTAGAATTAGAATCATTAAAAGAAAAGTTTAAATTGATGAACATAAAAAGTTTACAATGTAATAAACTACTTTTAGAAACTAAACAATTAATTGAATTAACACAAAAAAGAATTAAAGATGAACAACAAAGAACAACTTAACACACTATTTAAAAAGTATGAACTTGATAAAGAAGATACTTTTAAGCACAAGCACTATCATATAATCACTAGAAGTGGTATCGATAAGATACAAGCAAGAGCTGGTATTAATATAAACTATGAGTTAAAACATTATAACCCTGATCTAAAAACTTGTATTATAAAAGCAACAGGAATATCTAATGCAGTTGAAATTCAAACCTATGGTGAATGTTCACCTGAAAACAATAGAAATGCTTATCCAGTAGCGATTGCTGAAAAGAGAGCTATGAGCAGAATTGTTTTGAAGCTATGTGGCTTTTATGAGCTTGGAGTATTTGGAGAAGATGAAAGTGAATCATTTAAAAAGAATTAAAGATGGTTAAAGAATACTTAATACAATATATAGGAGTTTTTGGTGAGGTTTTAGAACAAGATGTAACAGGCTTAAAGTATGTAGCTGGTTCTGAGGGTTGGGGAGCTTTTAGAGTAAAGTGTACTGAACAAGAGCTAGAACAAATGCAACAAGAATGGGATCAATTAAGTGGTTTTTTTGTTAATGAAATACAAGACTTAAGTATTTGCTTAATATCTATAAAGCTATACAAAAATAATCCTGATAAGCCTAGCTTATTTAAACTATATGATTACTATAATTTTCATACTGATAAATTTAAGTATGTAACTATTTCACAAATTGTAGAATTTCTTAAAGATGCTGGTAATAATTCTTATGAAGATGAAGATTATAAAAGGTTTTTAATTTCAGAAGAAAAAGAGTTTTTTGCTTGGGTAAATACTGAAAAGCTCCTAGAATTTCTAAATAAAGAAAACACATTTAAAAAAGATTATTTTAACAACTTTTAACTTATTGCATCAGTTAGTAGATTTATTAGCTAGGGACAGTAGAATATTTGGAAAGCTGGTGCAATTATTTATTAATCAAAAACAAAAAACAAAATGAGTGAACTAAAAGTAACAGGCACAATTACAAAAGTGCTAGAAGTAGAACAAGGAACTAGCAAAGCTGGTAAAGAATGGAAAAAACAAAGCTTTATCCTAGATACTAAAACTGAATACAATAATATATATTGCTTTGAAATGTTTGGTGAAGAAAGAGTTAACCAATTTAATCAATATAATAAAGTTGGAGATGAGGTTGAAGTAAGCTTTAATGTTTCAACTAATGAATGGAAAGATAAATACTTTACTTCATTAAGTGCTTGGAAGGTGTTTAAAAACAATGATCAAACACAAGCACCAGTAGAAGCTGCTGTTGAAAGTTCTAATGATGATGATTTACCTTTCTGAGTTAAACATTTTATAAATAAAGGTTGGTATGTTGTTAAAAAACAAAATACAAGAACTTAAAAGAAAAGGCTTTGTTAAAGAAAGGTATAATCAAATACTATTATTAAAGGCTAGAGGTTTTAGTGTTAGAGATATAAAAAACATTACAGGACTAAATAGAACAACTATTAATAAATATTTATTATACTATGAATATACTTTTAGAAGCTATGATTCTGTAAGAGTTAACTCAAAGCAAGAGCCATACTACAAAGATGAAATGCAATACAGCAGCATACCAACTTACAACTATGATGAACTTTCAGAAAGTGAAAAAGAATTTTATATTGATAATCTTAAACTAAACAATTAATATGAGTAAAAACAATTTAAAACTATTTGATGATTATGATAATGTCAAAAAATGGCAAGAACATTGGGAAGATATGCCTGAATTTATACAAGAAGATTTAACAAGTAAAAGAAAAATTATTGTTCATTTTAGAAATGAAGAAGATGTTCAAAAATTTGCAAAATTAATTAATCAAAGAATTACACCTAAATTACCTTCATTATGGTTTCCTGAAATGAAAGCAAGAATAAGAACTGATAAAAAATATATTGATGAATCCTAAATACCCTGTTTACATTATATCAAAAGGTAGAGCTGAAACTAGACAAACAAGTATAGGTTTAGAGAAAATGAAAGTACCTTATCACATTGTAATTGAACCACAAGAATATAAAGAGTACAATAAATACATTCATAAAGATAAAATTAAAGTATTGCCTTTTAGTAATTTAGGTCAAGGATCAATACCAGCTAGAAATTGGTGTTGGCAAGATTCAATTGAAAGAGGTTTTGAAAGGCATTGGTTGTTAGATGATAATATTCCATATTTTAACAGATTAAATAGGAATTATCAAATTAGAGTAACTTCAGGAACTATTTTTAAAATTATGGAAGATTTTGTAGATAGATATGAAAACATAGCTCTAGCTGGTCCGAGTTATGATTTTTTTACAATAGCAAAAACTAAAATGCCACCCTTTGTAACTAACACTAGAATATATTCTGTTTTACTTATAAAAAATAATATACCTTACAAATGGAGAGGTAAATTTAATGAAGATACTGATTTAAGTATTAGAGCTTTAAAAGATGGTTGGTGTACTGTACAATTTAATGCTTTTACACAAGAAAAAGCTACTACAATGACTATGAAAGGTGGCAACACTAATGAACTTTATGAGAATACTAATAATAGAAAAGAGTTTGCAGAATCTTTACAAAAACAACATCCTGATATAGTTAAGGTTGTTTGGAGATATAATAGATGGCATCACCAAGTAGATTATAGACCATTTAAAAAAAATAAACTTATTTTTAAAAAAGACTATATTAAAAAAACTGGTGTTAATAATTATGGAATGAAAATAGTAAAGATATGATCTATAAAAATTCTTATAAAGAAAGAAATACAATTTCTATTACTTCTGAAACAAAATGTGAAATATATTTAAAAAGTAAAAACATTTCTTATATCTATTTTGGATGGAATAATGAAATAAAAGATAAGATGCAAATAGGCAAAGGTTATTTTTATTTAGATTACAGGCTACAAAAACAACCTGATTTTTTAATAAAAAGTAAAACTAATTCTAAATTTTATTTTTTAGAATGTAAATCTTTTGATAAAAATGATTATTTAAGATTAAAAGATTGTGATCTTAAAGGATATAAATATTGGAATTTTTTTATTGATGTTTATTTATTCATATATAGTTTTAAAAAAAACATACATAAAATTATTGAATTAAATAAATTAATAGAAATATCAAAAGATTGTGAAACAGAATTAATGCCTGATAATAAAGAACCATATAAATTAATACATTTAAACAAACTAAACTATGATTGAACTTCCATACTTTAAATTTTTCCCTAACCAATGGTTAACAGGAACAATTGCTTTTCAAGATTTTGATGTACAAGGTGCATTTATGAAGGTCTGCTGCTTTTACTGGAGCAAAGGCTGTAAAGTATCAGACAAAGAACTTAAAGCTATTACAGGCACTTACTATAACACATTAATAGATACTAATTTAATTAAAGTTGTAAATAAAAAAATTAAAATTAAATGGCTTGATGAACAACTTGAAGAAAGAACTAAAGCACATAACAAAAGAGTTGAAGCTGGAAGATTAGGTGGAAGCAAAACTCAAGCTAATTTAAAGCATAGCTCTAGCAATGCTAAAGCATTAAGAAAAGAAAAGATAAAAAAAGATAATACACCTTATTTAAGCACAAAAGGATTGAATGAATATTTAAGTACTAAGAAATGATTATACCTAAAGACAATGCCTTAAAGTATTTATATGCTTTTAAAGATGGCAAAATTAAAAGAGGTTTAGGTATTGATTGTCAGCTAGATACAAACCTTGTATATAAAAAAGGAAGCTTTACAATTTGTGTAGGGATGGATAATGTGGGTAAAACTAACTTTATGATGTGGTACTTTTTAGTGCTATCAGTAAAGCATAATTTAAAATGGTGTATTTGGAGTGGTGAAAATTCTGAAGGTCAACTTAAAAGAGATTTAATACAAATGTATTCTCAAAAAAAATTAGTTGATTTAACTAAAACACAAATCAAAGAATACAATGATAAAGTTAGTGAGTGGTTTACATTTGTAGATAATAAAAAACTATACTCACATACTGAGTTAATAAGAATATTTGAAAAGGAAAAATGTGATGCTTGTTTCATTGACCCATTTACAGGACTTAATCATAACAGAGGTGTTAATCAATATGAAAGAAATTATTTAATTTGTAATGACATTAGAAACTTTTGCAATAATACAGGTAAAGCTGTTTATGTAAATACTCATCCAATGACTGAAGCAGCTAGAAGGGTTTATCCCCCTAACCACACATTAGCTTCTTATATACAACCTTGTAGAAAATCTGACGTTGAGGGCGGGCAAGTTTTTGCCAACAGGTGTGATGCTTTTATTTCAATTCACAGATATATTAACCATCCTGATCTATGGATGATGACTGAAGTTAGAATAGAAAAAATAAAAGATAAGCTTACTGGTGGAGAGCCTACACTTGATGAGCCTTTAAGATTTGATTATAATTTTGGAATGGGTTTTACAATTGGTGGAGTTAACCCTTTAAATAAATAATATGAATTTACTAGAAATAATAAATATTAAAAACAGCTTTCAAATACTTATACTAAAAGCTAAAGAAAAAGCTAAGAGTAAAGCACAGCTACAAAATTTAGAAGTATTAACAAACACATTAGAGCTATTACACTTAATGCATAAAGAGAATGATAATCTAAAAGCAAAGCTAAGAAAGGTAGAGCTAGATAATGCAAAAAAGCATTTAGATATTGAGCTGCAACAAGCAGAAGTTAATAAACTAAATACTAGAATTAAAGAACAAAACAAAGAACTTAAAACACTATTAAAATGATAACTTATTTTATATCTATATCAATAGCTTTTATATGTGTGTTTATTGTAGGTGTGTTAGTAGGTAAAACAATGTATGAATAAAACCAAAAGAAGATGAATTCAAATAAAAAAGGAAAACGTTTTGAATTGCAAGTAGCAAAGTATCTTAGTAAAGAGTTTGGCTCAGAAATAAGGAGAACTCCTAATAGTGGTGGCTTGAGTATTAAAGGTGATATTATGGCAACTAAAGGTATATTATCAGAATTTAATTGGGAGTGTAAGAACCAAGAAAAGCTTAATATTTGGAAGGCTCTTGAGCAGTCAGCTAATGATTGCATAGGCTCACACAAACAACCTTTAGTAGTTTTTACAAAGAACTTTGAAAAAGATTATGTTGCGTTGATGTTAGAAGATTTTACACAATTATTATTAGAATTAGAACAGTTAAGAAATGAACGAAGTACTAAATAAAATAGCTGAGATTATAGAAGATTATAACAATACTACTATTAGTGATGGAGTAAAGCTAAATGAACAGCTAAAGAACTTAACAAGCTACCTGTATTACATTGAAGGTATTAAGTCAAAGTATCACCAAGACTATGAAGAAATAGTTTACAACAAAGTAAACAATGAAAAGCTTAGTGTTGCAAGAGCAGTAAACATAGCTAATGTAGAAGTTCCTGAAGTCTATAAGCTAAGAAAATTAACATCTGCTGGTTATAGAGTTTGTGATGCAATAAGAAGCAATATTAGTTTTTTAAAATTAGATTATAATAATGTAACTAAAAACTACTAACTTTGTATAAACAACAAAAACTATTTTGTCTAATAATGAGGTTCTACAAATCTTAGCACAGTATCAACAGAAATGGGAAGCAATGGCAACTAAGCTTCTATATCACAATTCTGAATTAAAAGCTATTGATATTGTACAAGATATGTATGTTAAAGTATTTGATGAATTAACAAACAATGAACTTCAAATAGATAACTTAATAGTTAACAAGAAGCCACACTTTGGAATAGTTAAAACAATTATTAAAAGGCTTATACAAGTAAAGAGTAAAAACAAAAACAATAAAATAAGGCTTAACAACTTACACAAAGAAATAGCTGATGATCTACAAGAGCAAGAAAAAGATATTGATAAAAAGATAGATGAAGTATTGCAAGAGATGTATTGGTTTGATAGAAAGCTATTTAACTTATATAGAAAAGAATTTCATAGTATAAGAAAGCTAAGTAAAGCAACAAAGATAAGTCACGCAACAGTACACAAAACAATAGCAAAATGCAAACAGGAACTAAAAAACAAAATAAAACTGTAAAGAAAAAAACAACTAAAAATAAAGTAGCTAAGTCTAAAGGTTTAGGAGATACTATTGCTAAGGTAACTAAAGCAACAGGAATAGACAAAGTAGTGAAGTTTGTAGCTGGAGAAGATTGTGGGTGTGAGCAACGTAAAGAAGCCTTAAATAAATTGTTTCCATACAATAAGCCTAAATGTTTGCAAGAGAAAGAATATAACTTCTTAAAAGAATTTTATAAAACCCACAAAAATAGATTAACTGAAGATGAACAAAAAAAACTAATAGAGATAAGCAATAGAGTACTACACACTAAAAGAAAGATAAGTAACTGTTCTAGTTGTGTAAAAGAATTAATAGCAGATTGTAAAAGATTATTTGAAAACTATGATGCATAAAGATACCCAAGCAAAAGAAAAGAAACTATTAACATATTTAAGTAAAGAAAAAAAAACAGAGTTTGACAAACTATTAGAAGAATTAGAAAAGAAACCAGTACCAAAAAGACAATGCAGCATAGATGATAACACTTGTGAGAGTTGTAGTGGATAAAACAAAAGACAATGCCAAAGCCAAAAGTAAATGAAAGCAGAAAAGACTTTATGATTAGGTGCATACCTATTGTAATAAAGGAAGGTAAAAGCAAAGAACAAGCTGTTGCACAATGTTCATCAATATATAGCAACAAAGCAAAGTATGAAAGATGATAATGATAAAATATTAACTCTAGCAATACTGTTTACATTGTTGTTAATTATTATAATTATATCAAGTATATTTATAAGATGAGAGGGTATTTAATTGCATTAGTTTTTTTAATTGTTGAGGTTTATAAATACAGAACAGATACAGAAGAAAAGAAATGTCAAAAGAAGATTTAATACCATTTAAAAAAGGTCAGTCTGGAAATCCTAATGGAAGACCTAAAGGAAGTAGAAATAGAAGCACTATTGTAAAGGAAGTTTTACAGATGCTAAGCAAAGAAGATAACCCTTTAACAGGCAAGGAAGAATGGCTAACCAATGAGCAAAGAATGACAATTAGCATATTGTTAAAAGCTCTTAAAGGTGATGTTAATGCTTACAAGGCATTAATGGATTCTGCATACGGTACAGCAAAAGATACAGTTGATATTAACAGCAATGAAAAAAGAAGCATAGACTTTAAACATCTAATTAGTGGAATTAAAGCTAAGCAATAAATATTTAGTATTAGAAAATGATACTAGGTACTTTATAGTAACTGGTGGTAGAGGTTCAGGCAAATCATTTGCAATAAACACATTACTAACACTTCTTACTTATGAACAGGGTCACAAGATACTATTTACTAGATATACATTAAGAGCTGCCAGTATATCAATTATTCCTGAATTTATAGAAAAGCTAGAACTACAAAAAATAGAGCAAGACTTTCACATTACTAAAGATGAAATCATTAACAAGCAAACAGGAAGCAAGATTTTATTTAGAGGTATTAAAACAAGTTCAGGAGATCAGACTGCAAATCTTAAATCATTGCAAGGTGTTACTACTTGGGTATTAGATGAAGCAGAAGAGTTAACTGATGAAACTATATTTGATAAGATAGATTTAAGCATCAGACAAAAGGACAAAGACAATAGAGTTATATTAATACTTAACCCAACAACTAAAGAAAACTTTATTTATCAAAGATTCTTTGAAGCTAGAGGTGTTGAAGCTGGTAGCAACACAATTAAAGCTGATACAACCTACATACATACAACTTACTTAGACAACATAGAAAACCTTTCAGAAAGCTATATTAAACAAATAGAGCAAATGAAAGAACGTAGACCAAACAGATACAAGCATACTATCTTGGGTAGTTGGTTAGATAAAGCAGAAGGTGTTATATATAGCAATTGGTCAATAGGAGAATTTAAGCAAGTAGGTAAAATTGTATTTGGTCAAGATTATGGTTTTAGTAATGATCCAAGCACCTTAATTAAAACAAGTATAGACAAAGACAATAAGATTATTTATGTACAGCAATGCTTTTACCAAACAAAGCTTACTACAAGTGAGATAGCAGTATTAAATAAAAAGTATGCTGGTGATAATTTAATAGTAGGAGATAGTGCAGAACCAAGATTAATAAATGAACTAAGCAGACATAACAAGGTTGTACCAGCTATTAAAGGTCAAGGTAGTATTACTTATGGCATTAGCTTATTACAGGATTATGATTTAGTAATTAGTGAAGATAGTGTTGAGTTAGTTAAAGAACTTAATAACTATTGTTGGTTAGAAAAAAAGAGTCAAACACCTTGTGATAATTGGAATCATTGTCTTGATGCTTTACGTTATGCAGTTAGCTATCAATTGCAAAATCCAAATAGTGGTGAATATTTTCTTTATTAGCAAAAAACAGCTTCCAACAGATATAGCAATGCTCAAGCAAAGCTATAGCAATGCTTAACCAATGCTCAAGCATTAAGATAAGATAAGAAAAGATAAGATAAGATGCAGAAACTTTTTTAAATTTGTATATAACACTTTACTAAAAAAATTACATTATATATATGAAGATTAAATTAAATGTGCCTGAGAATTTAAGTGAGATAACACTAGCACAATATCAAAGGTGGGTTAAGATAATTGATAAAGAAGAAGAAGTAGGTACTTTCTACCAGCAAAAGATGATTGAGATATTCTGCAATGCAGAACTACAACACATTATGCAAATGAGAGTAAAAGACATTGAAGAAATAACTACTCACCTAAATACTTTATTTAATGAAAAGCCTGAGTTTAAACCTTTGTTTAGATTAGAAGATGAAGAGTTTGGTTTTATACCTAAGCTTGATGAAATGACTTTTGGAGAGTATATAGACTTAGACAACTATTTAACAGACTGGCAACAAATGGATTCAGCAATGGCTGTATTATTTAGACCTGTAACATTTAAAAGAAAAGGTAAGTATTTAATTGAGGATTATGTAAGTAGTGAAAAGTATGATTTAAGTCAAATGCCTTTAGATGTTGTTTTAGGATCATTGGTTTTTTTTTGCAATTTAAAACAAGAATTACTGAAACATATACTGAGCTATTTGAAAACTCAGGAAGTAGTGGACATTCCACAAAACTTGAAGGCTTTGCTAGAAAGTGGGGTTGGTATCAATCCATTTATGGACTTACAAAAGGAGAGCTAGGAAAGATTGAAGAAGTAACAAAGTCAAAGCTACACACTTGCTTAACTATGTTAGCATTTGAAAAAGATAAAATGGAAGTTGAACAGCAATTGATGAAGAATGCAAAGAGATGAGATAATAGACCAGCTACTAACTAGGAAGCTATTTGGTGAGTCTGAAACATTAGTGCTTACTGATGGTTTAGAAGAAGCATTTATGGGAGTTACTGCTACAACACCAACAAAAGCAATATATGACTATTGGAAGTGTTTAGACATTATTATCAAATCAGATGAAACAATGAACTTTAATGAAGCATTAGATTATTTAGAAAAGCTAAGTAAAGAAGATGTTGGTGAACACTCACCTATATATATAAAATTAATATGAGAAGTTTTTATAGAGTAATAGACAAAATTAAACAGGCTGTTAGTTCAGAGCCTTTTAATAATCAAGTAACCTTTGGTGATATTTCAGATGTTGATTTAAGAAAGCAATCAATGTTTCCATTATCACACATTACAGTTAATAGTGCAACAATAACTACAAATTTAGTACAGCACAATATGACTGTATTTTTTATGGATTTAGTAGATGTAAATAATGCTGAAGATGAAAGCTACTTTTTAGGTAATGACAACACACAAGACATCTTAAACACACAACTAGCTTTAGCTACTAGAGTAATACAGTTACTAAGAAAAGGAGAGTTATATAGAGATGAGTTTGAAATAGAAGGTGATGCAACTTGTGAACCATTTACAGAAAGGTTTGAAAATAGATTAGCTGGTTGGGCAGTTACTTTTACTATTAACACTAAAACAGAAATGACTATTTGCTAAGATGGGAGAATTTGAAAAGGCATTAGAGAAGTATGGTAAGTATGTTGTTCAACAGGCTAGAACTAATTTAACTAAAAGAGGTAAAAACTCTAGTAAAGAATTATATAATAGTTTAAGCTATAAGGTACAGAAAAAAAGTGTGTTGTTTGATATGCTTGATTATGGATCTTTTCAAGATGAGGGAGTAAAAGGTAAAAAATCAACATATTCTGAAAGTTCATCTTCACCATACAAGTATAAAAGCAAGATGCCACCTAGCTCAGTATTTGATAAGTGGAGCATAAGAAAAGGAATAGCACCAAGAGATAAGCAAGGTAGATTTATAAGCAGAAAGAGTTTAAACTACTTACTTGCTAGAAGCATATACAACAAAGGAATTAGAGCAACAATGTTTTTTACAAAACCTTTTGAAGCTGGTTTAGATAAATTTAGTGATGATATAGTATTTGGTTTTATAGAAGATAATTTAAAATTAGAAGAATGAGTACATTAACATTAACAAGAAGTCCAAGATATATACGAACATCAAGTTTAGCAAATGCTACATACTTTAAACTAGAGCTTTATATATTTACAGGCTTAACAAGTGATAAACCAACAGATGCTACATATACACTTGAAAAAGATGTTATCAATAGTCAAACACAAGTTACATTTGAGATTAACCAACTAATAAGAGATTACTATGAGCATATTGCACCAACAACAGGCAACAGCACAGGCTATGTATTATGGGCAATAGCAGATGTAACAGGATTCACAAGCAGTACTGTAGGAGCAACAGTAAGCACTACATTTTTAGCTTTTGATGGTTATAATTATTTCCAAGAAGCAGCTTCAAATGGTGGTTCAATAAATGCTACTTACACATTACCAACATTATTAACATCTAGTAAAATACAGGTTCTAGAAAGTGAAGCAGCACAGATTCCAGTAAATGCTGAAATAGCTGAAACAGTAAACTTTAAATTAGCTGGTGCAACAGTAAGCACACATTCAATAACTGATAATGGCAACACTAACCAAAAGATTCAATACATAACAACTACTGCTGCAAATGTAGATGCTGTTGATGTTATATACAATAGTGGTGGTAGTACTCAATCATTCACTATTGAAGAAGTATCAGAGTGTAAACATACAGTTAGTAAAATTGTTTTTATTAATAAATATGGAGCTTTGCAGAACTTATACTTTTTTAAGAAGTCAGTAGAAAACTTGCAAATAAATAAAGATAGCTTTAACAGAAATATACTAGATGAAACAATTCCTTATATTGTTGGATTTCAATTTAAAGAACATCAAGATAAAAAGTTTAACATAATTGCTAATGAAGCTATTACTTTAAATTCAGGGTTTGTTAGTGAAAGTATGAATGATAGCTTTAAAGAATTACTATTAAGTCAATATGTTTGGATGGTTAGAGATGGTGATACTTTACCTATGAATGTAGAAGAATCAAGCTTTACTTACAAAACAGGATTGAATGATAAGTTAATTAACTACACTATCAACTTAAAATATGCTTTTGATACTATTAACAATGTACATTAATGCAAGAATTAATACTATATATAAAACCACAGCAGAGAGATAAAACAGATCAGAACTATGTAAAGGTAGATTTGTTTACTGATGAGAATGTTAGCTTAACACAAGTAATTCAAGATGTTAGGGATATAGACAAAGTGTTTACTGATTACAGTAGAACATTTAATTTACCAGCTAGTGAAAAGAACAACAAACTATTCAAGCATTGGTACAACCCTGATGTAAAAGGTTTTGATGCTAACATACAAAGTGATGCAAAGATAGAGTTAAACTATCAACCATTTAGAGAGGGCAAAATAAGACTGCAAGAGGTCAAGATGAAAGACAATAGACCTCATACTTACAAGATTACTTTCTTTGGTAAAACAGTAAGTTTAAGTAACACACTTGGTGAAGATAAGCTTAATGATTTAGTTTGGCTTGATAACTTTGCTTTTACTAATTCAGCAGCTAATGTAAAAACTGGTTTAGATACAGGTTTTAATGTTACTGTTGATAGTGTTACATATAACAATGCAGTTATTCATCCATTAATATCAATTAATCAAAGATATATTTTTAATAGTACTGGTAATGATACAGATGGTGGTAATATATCTACATCAGGCTCTAACAATACTCAAAGAGGTGTAATGCCTGAAGATTTAAAACCAGCAATAAAAGCTAGTTTAATTGTCAAGGCAATTGAAGAGCAGTATGGAATAACATTTAAAACAGGTGAATTTTTTGATAGTACAGAGTTTAGTAATTTATACTTATGGTTGCATAGAAATAAAGGTGCAATAGATTCAACTTCTTCAAAAGTTATAAATGAAAGTTTTAATTGTACTAATGTTGTACCAGCTTCAGGTTCAACTGCTTGTAATTTCTTTTCTACAACAACAGAAGCTCAGTTTGTAGATGGTAAATATAAAATTGAAAAAACAAATAATTTAAGAGGTTTTGCTTCTCAAATTATAATAACTCCAGCTGGTGGTTTTACAACTCAAAACTACACTATACAAGTATTAAATGAATTAAATAATGAGTTGTTAGGTCAACTTTCAGGAACAGGAACATTAACTCTTGCTGTTGGATTTGATTACATAGGTAATGAAATGGCAATTGGAGAGAAAAAAGAAATTGTTGTAAAGATAATTTCATCTTCAACATTTACTTTTGCATCACAAATAGACGTTCAAGTGTTTCAAGGCACAGCAATACCTTTAGTAGAATATAGAGCTAGATATAATCAAGTAGCAGCATCAACATCTACAGCTTCATCTTCATTATTACCAACAAATCAAATACCTGATTTAAAAATAGTTGATTTTTTAAAAGGTATTTTTAAGATGTTTAATTTAACTGCTTTTTTAGATAGTAGTGATAGAGTAGTAGTTAAAACATTAGATGACTTTTATAGTGATAGTACAACTACACACGATATAAGCAAGTTTATAGTAAAAGATGAACATACAGTTAGTGAAGCATTACCTTTTAGTGATATTAATTTTAAATATCCTGAACCTGAAACAAAACTAGCACAAGCATTTAAAAATATTAACAATAGAGAATATGGTAAACTAGAATATACAGCAGATGCTAGTAAAAGCAGAAAGTATGTAGTTGAAACTGTATTTTCTCATATGTTGTTTGAAAGGTTAACAGATTTAAATGATAGTTCAAATACTGACATTCACTATGGTTTATGTACTGATGAATCTGATAATACAGTATTACCAAAACCTTTAATTTTTTATGGAATTTACAATAACGTAAACACAACAGATATAAATTTTGTTGAAAGCACAAGACCTGAAGGTGGTGGTTTAGCTCCAGCTGGTACAAGGCACAGCATCACAAATTATTGGATGCCACACAATGCAAGTGAAATAGGAACAACATCAACAGCACCAGCATTTAATCTTAACTTTGGTAGTGAAATAAACAGCTACACATTAACAGATTATGGTGGTCAAAATAATAGTTTATTTTTAAAGTTTCACAAAGATTTTATTTTAAGAACATTTAATACTAAAACAAGAATCTTTAAATATAAAGCTGTGCTACCTTTGAAGTTTTTATTAACTTATAGTTTAGCTGATAAAGTATTTATTTCAGGTAGAGCATTTACTATTAATAAGATTACAACAGATTTACAAACAGGAAGAAGCACATTAGAATTATTAAATGAACCAAGCTAAATGAAAACAATAATTGATGCATTAGAATTTATTAAAGAAATCAAAGCTTATGATAAAAACATTATTATAGCTTTGGGTGTTAACAAGGTAGCATTAACAATTAAAGAAGGATTTTATATAAAAAAATTAGAAGATGAAAGAGGTAAATTATAAAATAAATATAAATACTGAAGATGCAAATAAAGGTTTAAAACAAACTGAAGCTTCTATTGATGCAATTCCTAAGTCTATTAAAGCTGCTGAACAAGGAACTGATAAACTAAACAAAGGTTTAACAAAAACTAATAAAGTAGCTGGTGTTGTTAAAGGTGGTATTAATAAAATTGGTTTAGCATTTAAAGCTGCTGGAATTGGTTTGATCATTTCTGCATTTTCTAAGTTAACAGAACTATTTTCTACCAATCAGAGGGTAATGGATGCTTTTAATGTAGTTGGTGAAACTACTGCCATTATCTTTAATCAACTATTTAATGCAATTTTTAATACAGCAGAAACTTTAGGTCAAACAAATGGTTCTTTTAATGCTACTCTAAAAGTAATGAAGGCATTAATAACTTTTGGTTTAACTCCCTTAATAGGTTCTTTATTAACCTTTAAAATTGGGGTTCAATCAGCACAATTAGCTTGGGAAAAATCAGTATTTGGAGATGGTGATACTAAAAAAATAAAAGAATTAGAATTAGGTTTAGTAAAAACAGCAGCACAATTAACAAAACTAGGTGCTAATGTTTTACAAGCTGGTTCTGATATTGTAGAGTATGGTGTTGAAGCAGCTGGTGAAATAGGTGATTTTACAATGGCTACTATTGATGCTGTTTCAAAAGTAAGTTTAAAATCTAGTTTTGAACAAGCAAAGCTAAATGTAGAACTTAAAAAACAAGCTGAAATAGCAAGGGTAACACAACAAGGCTTAGTAGAACAATATGATAGACAAGCAGAAGTATTAAGGCAAACAAGAGATGAAGAAAGAAATACTATTGATGAAAGAATAGAAGCTAATAACAAGTTAAAAGAAGTATTAGAAGAGCAGAAAGTAGAAATGCTTAAACAAGTAGATTTACAAATTAGACAAGCTCAAGCTCAATATAATGTTAATAAAAGTCAAGAGAATTTAATAGCATTATTAGAAGCTAAGAATGAAAAGAAAGCTGTTGAAGCACAAATAGAAGGGTTTTTAAGTGAACAAAAAACAAATGATTTAGCACTAAGTAAAGAAAAGTTAGATCTTGAAAAAAGTTTAACAGATGCAGCAGCAGAAAGAAAAATAACTGAATTAAATGCTAATGCTGAGCTTATAAAAAATGATGAAGATAGAATTAATCAACAGCTTAAAAATTTAGAAGAAGAAAAAAGAATCCAAGAAGAAAGATTAACTGCTCAAAGGGATTCTTATAAAGCAGATACTCAAGCTTATATAGATGCTCAGATAGAATTAGATAATTTTAAATTAGATGCAACAATAAGAGAAAAACAACTTAGACAAGAATTATCAGATTTTATTATAGAAAAAGCTAAAGAAGAAAGAGAAGAAGAAATTAAAACAGTAGAAGCTAGGTTAAATTTAGCAACACAAGCAGCTAATTCAGTTCAATCATTAGGTGATGCTGTATTTGCTCATAAAATGAAAAACTTAGAAAAAGGTAGTGCTGAAGAAGAAGAAATGGCAAGAAAACAATTTAAGTTTAATAAAGCACTACAACTAGGTATGGCAATTATTGATGCTGGTAAAGCAATTACTGCTTCATTAGCTCAATCACCTATAGCTATCGGTCCAGTTCCTAATCCAGCTGGTATTGCTTCATTAGCATTTGCTGCTGCTACAAGTGCTGCTAATATAGCAACAATTGCAGCTCAACAGTTTCAAGGTGGAGATACAACAGCACCTTCTTCAGTTACAGGAGCTGGTGGTGGTGCAACAGGTATAGGATCACAAGCACCAGCATTTAATGTAGTTGGTCAATCAGGATTTAACCAAGTAGCACAAGCACTAGGACAACAAAACAGCACACCTGTAAAAGCATTTGTAGTTAGTGGTGATGTTACAACAGCACAAGCATTAGAAAACAATATAATAGATACAGCAACTTTTTAAATAAAAGACAATGGAAAATAAAATGGAAATAATAGAACTTCTACTAGATGAAGAAAATGATGTTACTGGAATAGAAGCCGTTAGTATAGTTGAAGCTCCAGCAATAGAGAGTGATTTTATAACTCTTAAAAGTCAAGAAATACAACTTGCTAAAGTAGATGATGAAAAGAAAATATTAATGGGAGCAGCTTTAATACCTAACAAACCTATTTACAGAAAGCAAGGTGAAAAAGAGTATTATGTTTATTTCAGTAATGAAACAGTTAGAAAAGCTAGTGAATTATTTTTTAAGAATGGCAATCAAAACAATGCAACACTAGAACACAAACTAGCAATTAATGATTTAACAGTAGTTGAAAGTTGGATAGTAGAAAACAAAGAAAAAGATAAAACTGCTTTATATGGTTTAGATGTGCCTGAAGGTACTTGGATGATTTCAATGAAAGTTAACAATGATGAAATTTGGAATGATTTTGTGAAAACAGGCAAAGTTAAGGGTTTTAGTATTGAAGGATATTTTGCAGACAAAGCTAAACTAGATGCTAGTGCTGTTAAAGTAGATGTTGATGAAGAAAAAGCAAAACAGAAAATAGAAGAAATTAAAAACCTATTTACTCAAAAAAAAAAAGTTAAACTAGAAAGCTATTCTGATTATCCTAAAGCAGCTTTAAGGTGGAGTAAAAGCAAACTAAAAGAACTAGGAGAAATAGAACTTGCTTCAATGGTTATTGATGATGAGTTTGCAATAATTGATGATAGACTTGCATACTCAACACAAGAAAAAGCTGAGGAAACAGCTAAAAACATAGGTTGCAAAGGATTCCACACACATATTTATCAAGATTTAGATGGTAAAGAAAAAACTTGGTATATGCCTTGTGAAAAACATATAAACGATTAATTATGAAAAGTAAAAGAAGAGATACAAAGACACACATACCAAGTAGAACATCACCTAAAGGCGGTCGTAGAGGTTGCTTGTGTAAAGATGGCAAAAGCTACAGTCAAAAGTGTTGTGATGGTAGCATTGGCGCACAAGGAATAGGAAAAACTAGAGCTTAGCTATAACACTTAGTAAAAAAATTTACATTAATAATATGATACTACAAAATATATTTAATAAGCTGTATAAAGTAGATATGGCTAAAGAAGAGTTTGAAAAAACAGAATTAGCTACTCATAAAATTGAATTATCAAATAAAGATGCAATAAAATTTAAAAAAGAAGCTGAACAAATTTATTATAATTCAAAAAAAGAAGCTGAATCAGAAATATTAAATGCTTCTTCTAAAATGAAAGATAGTTATAAAAAATTAAGAAAATTAGATTCAGAAATGGATAAAATTTTTGAAAAATTTGATAAAATGGCTAAAGATTTAGGTGTTGATGTAAGAAGTACAAAAGTTGGTAAAACATATTTAGAAGCAGCAGAAGAAATACAAAATTATCAAATAAAATCACAAACTGCTGAAAGCAAATTGAGAAAGTTTAAAATTTAAACAAATGAGAACACTACAAACAGTATACAACAAAATAAAAGAAGAGAAAACAGAATTGGCTACTCATAAAGTTGATTTAGGTGCAATAGATGACTTAGATGATAAGTATAAAAAAATAGCTTCAAAAGCACCAAAAATTAAGCAACAAATTTTAAAAAATTCTAACGAATTATCGGCTGTAAGTAATGATTTAGATAATTTGCAATCTGATTTTAAAAAACTTGAAGGAATGGCAAAAGAATTAGGAGCAGATAATATAGAAAAAAGAGCTAGAACAATGTTTAATACTGTTGGAAATTTAAGTTCAGCTTGGGGAAAAGCAGCAATACAAATAGAAAGTTCAGCTAAAAACATTTAAATAAATAAAAACACTTAGCTATAACACTTTAGCTATTTTTTTACATTAGTAGTATAAGATTATATTTAATAATATGAAAGCAACAGAAATTTTAAACAAAATAAAAGGCATAGTTGGGGTAGAATTAGCAGAAGAATCTGTTAAACTAGCTGAACTAAAGCTTGAAAATGGTACTGTATTAGTAGCAGAAGAATTTAAAGAAGGTCAAGCAATCTTTATTAAATCAGAAGATGAACAAATAGCACTTCCAGTAGGTGAATATGCTCTTGAAGATGGTAGAGTATTAATAGCTAAAGATGAAGGTTTAATTGCTGAAATTAGAGAAGCAGTTGAAGAAGCTAAAGATGAAGAAACTGAAGAAGTAGAAGCTGCTGAAGAAAAAGAACAAATGCAGTATGTTACTAAAGAAGAATTTGCAAATGCAGTAGGTGAGATCAAAGGAATGATTGAAGAATTAGGCTACAAGAAAAAAGATGAAATGTCTGAAGAAACTACTGAAGAAATTAAAGAAGAAAGCACAGAACTATCTACTGAAGAAGTAAAAGAAGATGAGGTAGTTGAAGAAGTTACTGAATTATCTGCTACTAAAGAAGAAGCAGTTGAGCCAATTAAACACAACCCTGAATCTGAAGAAAAGAAAACAGGTAAATTTTTATTTGGACAAAAAAGAACTGAAACAACTAGAGATAGAGTGTTTAGTAAAATAGCTAATAATTAATTAAAAAAATAAAAAAATGGCAACAACAACTTCAATCACTTCAACGTATGCTGGAGAATTTGCGGGTAAATATATATCCGCTGCATTGTTAAGTGGTTCAACAATTGAAAACGGTTTAATAACTGTAAAACCTAATGTAAAGTACAAAGAGGTTTTGAAAAAGGCAGCAACAGATGCTAATGTAATTAAAGATGCTACTTGTGATTTCACTCCTACAGGTACATTAACATTAACTGAAAGAATCCTTCAACCTGAAGAGTTTCAAGTAAATATGGAATTATGTAAGAAAGATTTCAGAAGTGATTGGGAAGCAGTACAAATGGGATATTCTGCTTATGATAACTTACCTCCTAAATTTTCTGATTTCATCATTGGGCACGCTGCTGGATTGGTAGCTGAAAAGACTGAACAAAATATTTGGGCTGGTCAAACAGGTAATGCTGGAGAGTTTGATGGTTTTTACTACTTAGCTACTGCTGGTGGTTCAGGATGTGTATCTGTATCAGGTTCACCACTTACTGCTGCTAATATCATCGATGAGATGGGTAAAGTAGTCGATGCAATTCCTTCAGGAGTTTATGGTAAAGAAGATTTATACATTTATGTTTCTAGAAAAGCTGCTAAACTTTATGTTAGAGCTTTAGGTGGATTTGGTGCTAATGGCTTGGGTGCTGCTGGTGTTAATGCACAAGGAACTCAATGGTGGAACAATGGAGCATTGTCTTATGATGGTGTTAAAGTTGTTATTGCTTCAGGATTGCCTGATGATTCAATGATGGCTGCTCAAAAATCTAACCTTTACTTTGGTACAGGATTACTTTCTGACCTTAACGAAGTGAAATTGTTAGATATGGGTGATTTAGATGGTTCTCAAAACTGCCGCTTAGTAATGAGATTTACTGCTGGTGTACAAATTGGAATTACTTCTGATGTAGTTATCTATGCATAATATAATTAACTAGGGGAGTGTAAAATCTCCCCTTTAGTATTAACTTTTAATAACAAAACGATGGCTTGCGATTTAACGATAGGAAGAAAAGTACCGTGTAAAGATGTAGTTGGCGGAATTACTAAAGTATATTTTGTTAATTTTGGTGAGTTAGGAACTGTTACTTTTAATGCTGGAGATGAAATCTCTAATATGACAGGAACAGCTTCAGCTTTTCAATATGATGTAAAAGGAAGTAGCTCTCTTGAACAGGCTATTACTAGCTCTAGAGAAAATGGAACTACCTTTTTTGAACAAACTATTACTTTATCTTTACCAAAATTAAGCAAAGAAGATAATAAAGAACTAAAATTGATGTCCTACGGTAGACCTCATATAGTCGTTGAAGACTATAACGGGAATGCAATGATGTGTGGAGTTGATTTTGGTTGTGAAGTAACAGGTGGAACAATAGCGACTGGCGCAGCAATGGGAGATATGTCGGGTTATAGTCTAACCCTTGTAGCTACTGAAAAGCTGCCGGCAAACTTTATAGAGAGTGCTGTAGCTGGTGACCCATTTGCTGGAATGGCTGGAACCTTCACAATAGTACAAGGCACAAATTCATAGTTTAGTGTGATTCAATATATATAATGTTTAGTTTAGAAGGGGAAGGTTGGAAAAATAGCCTTCCCTTTTTTATTTTAAAAAAAAGATGCAAGTTTTAACAGTTACAGGCACAAGATTAATTAACTTTGTACCAAGAGAGGAAATTTCAGGTAGTAAAACATACTCATTAGTGATAAAATCAGAGGAACAAAATAAAGTTATTTTTACTGATTCTAATGCAACTTTTTCAGAAGTTGACTATTATTACAGTTATAGTACTACTCAAGCTCTTACAGAAGCTAATTTTTACACCTATGAAGTAAGAAATACTACTGATAACACTTTAGTATTTAGGGATAAGATATTTGCAACAGACCAAACAGTTAGTACATTTAGTATAAGTGATAATGTTTATACTGAAAGCTCAACAGGTGATAATGAATATATTTTTGCATAATGGATAATATACATTTAATACAACTTAACAGCTATGAACGACCTACTATAACTGAGGAAAAGAATCAACAGTGGGTAGGAATAGGTGATAATAATGATTACTATCAGAATCTTATAGATGCTTTTATGGATAGCACTACTAATAATGCTGTTATTAATGGTGTTGTTAATCAAATCTATGGCAAAGGTATAGATGCTACAGATAGTAGTAGAAAGCCTGAACAATATGCTCAAATGAGAAGCTTATTAAAGCCTAAAGAACTAAGAAGAGTGTGTCAAGATTTAAAGCTATTAGGTGAAGGTGCATTTCAAGTAACTTACAAAGGCAATCAAATTGCTAGTATTACACACTTTCCAAGAGAAACATTAAGAGCAGAAAAATGTGGTGAAGATGGTAAAATAAAAAACTATTTATATAGTGCTGATTGGAGTAAAGTAACAAAGCAAACAGTATTAAAAAAGTTTCCTGTTTTTGGTAGTGGTGCAAAGAATGAAATATTTATTGTAAGAAGGTACGTTAGTGGGTATTTCTACTACTCACCAGCAGACTATCAAACAAGCTATGCAGTATTAGAACGTGAAATAGCAGATTATTTGATCAACGATTGTCAAAATGGTTTTTCAGGAACTAAAATTGTGAACTTTAATAATGGAGTTCCTGACAGAGAAAAACAAGAATTAATAAAATCTCAAGTACTTTCAAAACTAACAGGCAGTTATGGTGAAAAGGTTATTGTAGCATTTAATAACAATGCAGAAAGTAAAACTACTATTGATGATGTACCTTTAAATGATGCTCCACAGCACTATGAGTATCTTAGTAATGAGTGTAAAAAAATGATAATGCTAACTCACAGAGTAACTTCACCTTTATTACTTGGTTTAAGTTCTGCAAATGGTTTTTCTTCTAATGCTGATGAGATACAGAACTCAAGTTTATTATTTAACAACATAGTTATAAAGCCTTATCAAGATTTAATTATTGATGCTTTAGATGAGTTGTTTGCAGTAAATAACATTAGTTTAAACCTGTATTTTAAGACTATTGAACCTTTAGAGTTTATGGATTTAGATGATGATTTAGATGCTGAAACAAAAGAAGAAGAAACTGGTATTAAGCAAGAAGATGATACTGATGACTTTAACAAGTTAGAAGATTTAAGGCAAAAGTTTAATAATCAACTTAGTGATGAAGATTATGAGCTAGTTTTAGAAAGTTTACAAGGTGAAGTAATGGATGAAGAAGAGTGGGAAGTAGCTGATGAAAGAGAAATGAGTGATGATAATATTGATGAAGAAGAGTGGGCAAAAAATGTTATTAAAGTAGATTTTGAAAAAACTGTTGATGATGCACCTAGTGGTTTTTCTACTTTAGATAAATCATTTTACAAAATTAGGTTTAAATATGTTGAAGGTTCTACTAAAAAGAAAAAAACAGGCAATAAGTCAAGACCATTTTGTAAAGCAATGATGGAAAGAACTAAAAATAAAATTGTTTATAGAATAGAAGATATTGACAAAGCAAGTAGAAGTTTAGCTTTTCAAAAGGCTGCTAAATTACCATTACACAAAGGACAAGCTTATGATCTGTTTAAGTTTAAAGGCGGTGTGTATTGTAGACACAAATGGGTTCAAGTTCTTTATCGTTTAAAAGTATCTGCTTTAAATCAAGGCAAAGAAGGTTCTAAAAACATAAAGGACTATAAAGTAACAAAAGAAATACCTAAGAGTTATAGAAGAAGTCCAGCTGGAAGTAAAAAATCAGTTGTAGCTCCTGTTAATATGCCAAACAATGGACATCATCCAAACTATAAAAAGAAATAAAAAATGGAAACAAGACAAATAATATACAACAAGTTAGCTGATAAAGTAGAGTTAAAAAGTGAAAGAATTGAGTTAGGTGTAGTACAAGATTTTAATAAAGTTGCAAATAGAATTACAAGTGGTAGAAAAAACTTAAATAAAGCAGCTCAAGAATTTGTAAATGATTTATCAAATTTTGGAAAGTTGCAAAATAAATTAGAAAATTCTTTTAGAAAAGCAGAGGTTTTTGGAGAGCAAATACAAGAAGATATAGATTTAATAAATAAAATTGCTGATGATATAGCCAAAACAGCTAAAGAATTAGGTATTCAACCTAAAGATACTGGTATTGATTTAAGTGTTTTAAAAGCTATTGATGATGTTGAAGATACTATAAATACTATTAAGAAAAATTCTTCTGATGCTAAAAAAATATTAAATGTATAAGAAATGAGTAAAGCACTATTTATAACAAGACAAGATTTAGTAACTTTCACTTCTGCAAATGGTAATTTAGACCCTGATAAGTTTCTACCCTATATACGTATTGCTCAAGATATACATATGCAGAACTATTTAGGAACTGATTTATACAAAAAAATTGAAGCTCTAATTACTGCTGGAACACTTACTTTAGTAGACAACCCTAATTACTTTAATTTAGTAAAAGACTATTGTAAAGATATGCTTATATATTGGGCAATGGTAGAGTATTTACCCTATGCTGGTATTAATATCACTAATAGTGGTATATTTTCTACACAGCCTGAAAATAGCACAGTATTAGACAAGGAAAGAGTAGATAGTTTAATTGAAAAAGCTAGAGATACAGCTCAGCACTACACTAGACGGTTTATTGATTATATGAGTTTTAATCAAACAACTTTTCCTGAATACACAAGTAATAGTAATGATGATGTAAGTCCTGACTATACAGCAGATTTTGGTGGTTGGGTAATTTAAAAATTAGAAGAAATGGCAGTAACAAATGGATGGGGGCAAGGAGTAATTAACAACACAAATGGTTGGGGTAAATTAGCTACTAACAGTATTGATGCTGGTTCTGTTTATCAAGATAGTGCAAGTGGTGATACTGCACTTATTGGTACAAGTGCTGCATTTAGTTATTCAGCAAGTTCATATACACAAGCAGATTCAGATCCAACACCAACAATAACAGGAACTGCTGGTGGTACATTTAGTGGTACAAGTGGATTGGTATTTGTTTCAACCTCAACAGGTGAGATTGATTTAAGTGCTTCAACAATTGCAGCTCACGTTGTTACATATACTGTTGGTGGTGTTAGTTCTAATTTTAATTTATCAGTAACAGCAGCACCATTTGCTTCTACTAAGTCTATGGCGTTTGATGGAGTGGACGATTATATAGACTGTGGTAATATAAGTGCTTTAAATGGTGTTACAGAAGCTACTTGGATGGGGTGGTTTAAAAGAAGTGTTCCTTCTGGTGTGCATTACATCTTTGGAACTTGGGGAACTGGGTCTACTACAAAACAATTTACTGTGTTACAAATGGCGTCTACTATCACCGTGTATATGGCTAATTCTGTTGGCACACAAAAAACAATGAACCAAATAACTTACTCTTTTAGTGTTGATACTTGGTATCACTTAGCTTTTGTATACAATGAAGCTGAAGCAAGTAATGCAGACAAAATGAAAGTATATGTTAATGGAGCTTTACAAACAAATACCAAATCTGGCTATGCTTTGACTACTTTAAATTCTTCAACTGCTAGTTTTGAAATAGGTAAATTAGGTGGTTATACTGCTAACAAATTTAATGGAAAAATTGACGAGGTTGCAGTTTTTACAAGTGCTTTAAGTCCAACAAATATAAGTGCAATTTATAACTCAGGAGTTCCAGCAGATTTAAGCAGTTATTCACCTACAGCTTGGTATCGTATGGGTGAAAATGGTTCTTGGAAATCTACTCAGTGGTTACTACCTACGAATAGCAACAAGGACAAGGTAAGTAATTATAGTTTTGAATTTGATGGGGTTGACGATTACATAGGGATACCTACCATAGATTTAGGAACTTCACAAACTATTTCGTTTTGGGTTTATAGGAATGATTCAAACAATCAAGGCATTGCTATTGGTGATGTAAATTCTGGTTGGGTTGGAATTAGGGTTTATATGAATCGAGATGTTCTGTATTTTAGAGTTGGAACAAGTATTATAAATTTTGGCTCTATTTTAGGAAGTACTCAAGATGTATGGACTCACATTTGTATAACAAGAAATTTAGGCTCTACAAGTGTTTATTTAAATGGGGTTTTCAACAATACTCAAACCATTACGGATTCAACAGGGGGAGTTGAAGTTGATAGTATTGGTGGTACTACTGCTTATTCAGCATTTGTAGATGGAAAGATAGACGAGGTTTCTTTTTGGGATTCAGAATTAACTTCTGCAAACGTTACAACTATTTATAATAGTGGAGAACCTACGACTTTACCAAGTGGAGCAGTAGCACATTATAAAATGGGTGAAGATGCAACATTTAGCACTAACTGGACTGTACCTGATTCAGTTGGAAGTGCTGATGGAACTTCAGCAAATATGACCATAGATGACAGAGTAGGCGAAGCTCCTAATAGCACTTCCAATTCTGTATCATACAATATGGTAGAAGCAGACAGAGAAACAGACGTACCGAGTTAAAATATAAAAAAATGGAAAATAACAAAACTTATGCTATATGCAACATATCAAAAGATTTACAAAACATTGACTTTAGCCAAGTTGGACAAAGTTCAGCTTCAACAGTTAGAAGGTCACTAGATGACACTTTATTTGTAATTAAATACAATGCAGAGCCTACTTTTATTAAAGATGGTAGTGTAACACCTTCACAAGTTTTAACACACTCACAGGCTTTAGAATTAATGAGTACTGAAGCTTGGAGTGAACCAATTGAAGAAGAAGCTAAGAAATGAGAAAAGCATACACTTCAGCAAAGGAAGAAAAAGTTAAGAAAAAGAGAAAAGGAACGCACTCAAAAACTAAGGCAAGTAGCCATAAAAAGAGTAAGAACTATAAGAAAAAATACATTGGGCAAGGAAAAAAATAAGTTATGGAAGAGAAGATAGACAAATTAATACAAGGACAAGTAGAAATACAAACTAAGCTCAATAACATTGATGAGAAAACAAGAGATCAAGAAAAGAGAATTAGAAGTTTAGAGCAAAAGTTTTGGGCAGCTCTAGGTACTTTCTTTGTGGGTATTGGTACTTTTATTGAAGGTCTATTTTTAGGTAAGTAAAACATAAGTTATGAGAGAAGTAAATAAAATTATTATTCATTGTTCAGCAACAAAAGAAGGTGTTAATGTTTCAGCAGCAACTATTAAAAGGTGGCACGTGCAAGGTAGAGGTTGGAGTGATATAGGCTACCATTATGTAATTGGACTTGATGGAGCAATAGAATATGGAAGACCAATTAAAAGAGCTGGAGCGCATACTAAAGGAGAAAATGAACATTCTATTGGTATTTGTTATATCGGAGGATTGAGTGATAAGAAAAGAGCTAAAGACACTAGAACAGAAGCACAAAAAAAAGCATTAATTAAAATATTAAAAACTTTAACACACATTTACCCCAATGCTACAATTCATAGCCATTTTGAATTTGCTAATAAAGCTTGTCCTTGTTATAATGCTGGGCAAGAATATGAAGGTTTACAACCTCAAGGATATAAGTATGAAAAAACTAAAACTAAAACTAAAAAGAAAGATGAAAAATAGATTAATTTCAAACTATGTAACCACAGTATTAGGTATATTAATTATAGTATTTTGTGGTGTTGTGATATTCTTAGAAAAGCAAACAGCTCAAGAGCTTAGTGGTTGGTTAGCTGTTGGTCTTTTATTTTTAAGGTCAAAAGATAGCTTAATTGCACTTCCTAAAGAGTAGTATATTAATACTTTTATTAGTTGCCTGTTCACCACAGAAAAGAATGAATAGGTTAATTAAAAAATTTCCACATTTAACTGAAACTAAAATAGATACTATTACTTTTGTAGATACTATTTTCATAAGTGGTTATGATACTACTATTGTGAACAATATTATCAAACAAGATTCTGTTATTGTTATTCAAAATGAAAGGGTTAAGGTATCTTATATATACGACACAATTACACAGAAAATCATTCATTCAGTTAAACTACCTAATGATACGATTGTTAAGATACAAAATGTACCAGTTGAGATTGAAAAGGTTATATATAAAGAAATCAGCTGGTGGGAGAAATATCAAACACTAATTTATATAGGGATTGCTTTATTTATATTGTTAGTAATATATAAAAGGCTAACAAAGTGAAAGATAGAGGTGTAAATAAAGACCATAACAATAGATATAAAGAAAAAAAATCTAACCCTAGATTCAGACTAAAGCCTGATGAAGCAGATGTGCTTTTGCAATACCGTAGAATAAAAGAAGAAGCACAGCAAGAAGGCTTAAACCCTAACGATATACATAGTGGTTGGATAAAGTCAAAAACTGCTAGTTTATATTTTAAGAATCAAAGTTTTAAAACTAGAGATTTAAAGCAATTTAAAGAAGATTTAATTAAGGAGTTACAAGACTATGCTCCTAATTTTAAGTACATAGAAAAGCCTAAAGTAAAAGATGGACATTGTTTGTTAATATCACCAGCAGATGTACACATTGGTAAGCTATGTAAAAGCTTTGCTAGTGGTGAAGAATACAACAAACAGAAAGCAGTAATTAGAACAATGGAAGGTGTTCAGGGTTGCTTAGATAAAAGCAGAGGTTTTAACATTGATAAGATTATACTTGTTATTGGCAATGACTGTATGCATATAGATAGCTTCAGTAACAAAACAACAAGAGGCACGGAGCAAGATGTTGATGGAATGTTTTATGAACATTTCCACATAGCTAAAAGATTGTATATTAATATCATTGAAATGCTGTTAGCTTTTTATCCTGACATTCATATAATGTATAACAGTAGCAACCACGACTATTTAACAGGTTTTATGTTAGCAGATGTAATAGCTACATACTTTAAAAACAACAAGAATATTAGCTTTGATATTAGTTTGCAATACAGAAAATACTATAAATACTTTAATTCACTTATTGGCAGTACTCACGGTGATGGTGCAAAGTGGGATTTATTACCTATGCTTATGGCTGATGAGTGTAAAGATTGGAGCAAGTGTAAATACAGATATATGTTTACTCACCACGTACATCACAAAGTGGCTAAAGATTATGTTGGAGTTTCACTGGAAAGTTTAAGAAGTCCGTCACCAAGTGATAGGTGGCATAATAAGATGGGTTACACTTCTTCTAATAATCAGGCAATAGAAAGCTACATTATATCTAAGCAATTTGGTCAAGTTGCTAGACTTACACATTTATTTTAATTTTTTTTTACAGAGGTATAAGCAACTTTTTTTAAAGTTTTTTTATGTGTTTTGTAATTTGTATTGTATTTATATATATATTTACAGAAACATTTAAACATTACAACTATGTCAAAATTTACAATAATATACAGAGGTGATTTTTATACTTTAGAAATAAAAAATAATGAGGTTTTAAATTGTTTTGATGAAAATGGTTTTAAAATATATAATCCAGCTTTATTACACAATTTAGAAATTGTTTTTAATTTAAAATAATTAACTAACAAGGGTGTATAATAGCACCCTTTTTTTATTACAACTATGAAAACAATACAAAACATTATAGAACAGGTAGAGCAAGGTAAAATTACTGCTGAAGAATCTATTAAGCTTATTAAAGAAATAGTTAAAGAACAGCAAGAAGATGAACTACTTGATTATATATTTCCAAGAAAAAAATAAAACTATGAAAAATTTAATTACAAAAGAAGAATTAGAAATTTTTAAAGAATTATTTTCTGATAAACACCCACATATATATATACAACAAGTAAATGACAATTTACTTATTAAATTTTTATCTCAAAACTATATAAAAAATTCTACAATAGAACATCAAATAAATTATACTTGGGACTATTTGTTGGCTCAACAATTATGTGATGTACAAATATAAAATTTTAAACTATGAAAAAAGAAATTTATAATACTTTAGGTTTAGTAGTTGCCTTTTACATAAGCTACTTAATAATAACTTATTTAATAATTAATATATAAAACAATGGAATCAATATATATTCACGAATCACATACTATTTACTCTGAAAATGGAGAGGTGCATTTGCTTACAGAAAATAATCACATTGTATTTAATGCAGATACTTTATTTAATGACATACCAGCATTAGCAGATATGGCTTTAAAAGAGAGAAAAAAACAAGAAGAAATAATTATTAATCAAATCAAAAATATAAAGTAATGGTAAGAACATTTTATGTGCAAAAAGGTAAAGAAGATATTATGCACAAATTCAAAGAAACTAATGAGAAACTTGGTTTAAATTATTCAGCTACAATAGTTGAATTAATGGAGAAATTTAATAAGTCTAATGCTAAAAAAATAAAAGATGGAAACAGAGATTAAATACAGCAAAAACATTTTTACACTATCAGACCACCATACAGAGGTTGATATTGAACTAAGCAAGAACCAC